CCCTTGCCGTCGCGTACAAGCGGGTGTGGAATTACACCAACGCAACCACGAACGCCCTGCTGACGTACAAGTATTTCCAGAAAAACGGCAAGAACCTGACCCAGAACCTGGCGCCGGCCTCGCAGAGGACCGCGATCCTGACGCCGGATTCGACCGTCGAGTTCAATGATGCGACGAAGGGGCTGTTCCACGCCGCGCAGAACATCGCGAAACAGTACCGTGAAGGCATGGTGGGCCGCACCGCTGGATTCGACGTTTACGAAAACACCCTGTTGCCGAGTCATACCACGGGAACGCTCGCCGGCTCTCCGCTGACGAACGGTACCGCCCTCGGTACGGCGACCACGGCAAATTCGTGGGTCTCGCAGACGGCACTGTCGGTCGACGGCGCCTCTGCAGGTACCACGTTGCTCGCTGGCGATATCATCACGCTGTCGGGTATTTACGCTGTGCACCCGGAGACCAAGACGAATCTCGGTTTCCTGCAGCGCTTTGTCGTGCAATCGGCAGTGACGCTCACCACGGCGACCACGGCATACACCGTGACGGTTAAGCCGGGCCTGATTTACGGTACGGGCAACGCCTACAAGAACACGGTTCTTTCGGGTGTGACCAATACCGATGGCCTGACGGTAACGCTGATCGGCGCCGTGAACAGCGCGTTCAACCAGGATCTGTTTTTCCACCAGGATGCTTTCGTATTCGCGACGGCCGACCTGGAGGACGTGAGCAGATACGGATGTTGGGGTGCTCGAGCGACCCAGGACGGCATCTCGATGCGCCTGGCGCGACAGTACGCGATCTCGTCGGACACCGTTCCGTGTCGTATCGACATCCTGTGGGGGTTTGCAGAAATGTACCCCGAACTGGCGTCGGTTCACCGGTACGAGCAGGACCTGATCTAAGGCAAGACGGGAGGGGTTTCGGCCCCTCCCTTTTCAGGAGATAACATGCACAAAACCATCGTGAACCCGGACGACACCCTGTCCGGACAGATTGAACCCTCGACGGAGCGGGTATTCGACGAGGCGTCCGGGTGCTGGAAAAGCGTTCCGAAAGCACCGGAACCCGTGAAAGCGGAGAAAACAAAAAAGAAAAAGAAGGAATCCAAGTGAGTCAGGCCGAAACCGGGGAAGTGAAACGGGTTTACGACGACGAAACGCCGTTCGTGTATGTCTGCACCCCTGCCTATAACGGCAAGGTCGACGCAGACTATGCCCAGTCGGTGGCGAATGCCCTGTGGCATGCTTTCCCGTTCGGGATTCACGCCAGCGTGGCGACCATGGCAAATTCGGCGTTTATCGAACTCGCGCGCAACATATTCGTTTCGATTTTCCTGAATGACCCGGACCTGAAAGGTGCTACGCACCTGTTTTTCATCGATTCGGACCTGAAATTCGACCCGAATGCGTTCGCCGGGGTCATCAAGTCGTGCACGGCGGAAAGGCCGGTGGTGTGCGGTGTGTATCCCAGGCGTCAAAAGGAACTCGACTTTCCCTGCCGCTGGATGCCGCACCCGGAGATTTCCAAGGAAAAGGGCGAGGACTGCCTGTGGGTCGATGATGACGGGTTCCTGAAAGCCTCGCGGGTTCCCACGGGATTCCTGTGTATTCGCCGTAATGTCCTCGAGGAAATGGCGAAAGACGCAATCCAGATGGATGTGTACGGCCAGGAATGGCCGGTACCGGAACTGTTCTATACCTCCACGCAGGAACAGGAGGACGGCACCTGGAAAATGGTGGGCGAGGACTATAACTGGTCTGACGATTACGTGAAGCGTTACGACAGGCCGATCGACGTGTGGATGAACTTCGATTTCGTGCATGGCGGCTACGAGGGGAATTTCGAGAAGTTCCTGGCCGAGAAGGTCGAGGAGTCGCAGGGTGTCAGGAAATTCATGGATAGCAAGCGCAAGCTGGGAGACCGGAGAAAACGGGCATGAGCAAGGCAGCGACGGACTTTTCGGTGTCTGACGACACCTACGAGAACTATGACGACTACGCGGAACTGTTACTCGGCGCCGGCACTGATCACAAAAAAAAGATTTCCACGAAAGGCGACATTGCCGTCGACAAGGAATGGAAAAACCTGACGACTCTGGATATGGATGGATCGTTGAATGGAATCGACGTCGTCCATGACCTGAATGACCTGCCGTTGCCGTTCCCCGACGAGAGTTTCGACGAAATCCATGCCTACGATGTCCTCGAGCATGTGGGGCAGCAGGGCGACTGGAAAGCCTTTTTCGACGAGTTCGCGGAATACTGGCGGATTCTGAAACCGGACGGCCTGTTCGTTGCCTCCGTGCCGGCCTGGGATTCGTTGTGGGCGTGGGGAGATCCGGGGCATACCCGGGTGATTTCCGAGGCGACGCTGGTGTACCTGAATCAGCGCGAATACAAGCTGCAGGTAGGCAAAACGGCGATGGCCGATTACCGGGATTACTGGAAACTCAATTTCGAGTTGTTAGGGTGTAATTACCAGGATGAGGGATTCGGTTTCGTCTTACAGAAGCGCTGAAACGCTGGATCACCTGCGTGGGTTGCATCGGGACTACCTGGAGCAACCGTTCGAGGTGTCGCTGGAAACCCTCGCCCTGTGCAATGCCGCCTGTACATTCTGTCCGTATCCGACACTGGAGAGAAAAGGGCAGAAAATGCCCACGGGGCTGATATACCGCCTGATCGACGAAATGGCGGCCTTTCCCAAACCGTTCTTTTTCTCGCCGTTCAAGGTCAACGAACCGTTACTCGACAAGCGCCTGTTTGATATCTGCAGGACCGCGACGGAACGCACGAAAGCCATGATCCGGCTGTTCACGAACGGGTCACCGCTGACGGACAGGAACGTCGACAAGATTGCGGAGCTCGACGGTGTCGCGCACCTGTGGGTGTCGTTGAACTCTGTCGATGACGACGAGCACATGGCCCTGATGGGCCTGCCGTTCGAGAAAATCGCGCAAAACCTGGACAGGCTTCACAAGCGGGAGTTTCCGCACCAGGTCGTGGTGTCGACGGTCGGGATTCCGAACCAGCCATTTCTCGACTACTGTCATTCCCGGTGGCCGAATTTCAGCGTGTGCCTGATCCCGAATACTGGATGGCTCGGCTATGTCGACTCCGATTTTGAGTCGATTCCGGACGAACCCTGTTCCAGGTGGTGGGAACTGTCGATCATGGCAGATGGCCGGGTAGCGTTGTGCTGCATGGATGGTACCGGGCAATACGCGATCGGTGATGTGACCAAACAGACCTTGCTCGAGGTGTATAATTCCCCGCAGTGGCGCGAGCGCAGGGAGGAACTGCAGTCGCGCCGTGGTATCGATCCCTGTCACAGGTGCAGTTACTAATGGCTACCAATCTCGAACTGATCACGGACGCATTGCGGGAAATCAATGTCATCAACGAGGTGCAGACGCCGACTGCTGAACAGGGCACCCAGGCGCTGCGTAAACTCAACCAGATGCTGGAGGAGTGGAAAGAGGATTCCCTGGACCTGAAATGGTACAAGCAGTCGTCGACCGCAGCTACCGCGCCGATTCCGGACTTTGCCGAGACTGCGGTCATCATGGGTCTGGCGATTTACTGCGCACCGCAATATGGCGCGAGTATTTCGGTGGAAACAGCGGCCAAGGCCGATAATTCGATCACCATACTACGTCGCAAGCTGATTACGGAGAAACTTGACAATGCCGACATGACACACCTTCCGATCGGTTCCGGGCATGTTGTCGGAACGTACGACATCACTACGGATTCTTAAATCCCATGATGCTGCCCATTTCCACGTATGACCTCGAGTCGCCGGTATCGACGTCGAGGCTGGTCAATTGTTACCCGGAATCATTGCCGAAAGATGCCAGGTCGCCAGTCGTGCTGCAGCGTTGTCCTGGGATAAAGCATTACTCCGGGCAGTACCAGCACAACTGGAACGGCCCTGTCCGGGTGATGAAAAAACACCCGGCGAACAATGATCATATGCTGATATGGATCGACAATATCAGCGGCTCGGAAAGAATTGTTCTGGATGAAACGACCGTTTACTCGTCGAGTGTTGGTGGCGGCAATAATGGCGAATACTGGGACGTTGCCAGTGACGCCAGTTCATTAATGGTCGTAGTTAATAAGGGTGCGTTTCGCACTACATGGAGCGGTGGCAGTTCATACACGGACAGCGCAATCGGAGATACAGATTTTACGTCCCGTGGTGCCGAGGAGGTAGAATTTCTCGATAATTATTTCCTGTTTCGGGAGCCTGCATCAGCGCGGTTTTTCGGTAGCGATGTCGGCGCACCGACAGCCTACACCTCGACCAGTTTCGGAACCGCAGAGGCTGCTGGAGATTTGCTTGTCGGCATAAAGGCGAACAACGCAAACCTATTTTTGTTCGGTGCCGAGACAATAGAGATATGGGATGCTGTTGGAGGTTCAGGGTTTCCGTTTCGACGGGTGATCAATGGCGCTATCAACAAGGGCTGCGCAAACGGTCGGACCATTGAAATCATTGATGGCGCGATCCTGTGGGTCGCTGACGACAGGACTGTCCGGATGTTGCAGGGAATGGAGCCGGTCAAGGTGTCGAATTTCGCCATCGATCGATACCTGCAAAAGAGTGATTCGATCTCATCGGGCAAGGGGTTCACGTATTCCTACGGCGGACACAATTTCTACGTCCTGCGTTTTTCGGACAGGTGTTTTGTCTACGACCTGACACTCGGCTTGTGGCACGAACGCAAGACGATCGGCGCGAATACATGGGCGTATGGCGTTTCCGAAAAAGCATTCGGCAAAACATGGTTTGCACGGGACCTGAATCCGCTGGTTTACCAGAGTCACATCGTGTACCCGTTCGGTTGGATGGACGACTCTTGCTACTTCGAACTGCAACACACATATCCGAGCGCCATATCAAATGGCCTGATGGCCGATGTGCCGATGACCATGGAATGGACCTATCAGCCAGTCTACGGTGCGGGTCAGAGGATATTCCATGACCGGTTAGAGATTGTCGTACAGACCGGTGTTGGTAACAGTGACGCGACAGACCCGGTTGTGCATTTGCAGGCATCGGACGATGGCGGCGAAACCTGGTATTCATTTCCAGACAGGATCATGGGTGCCGCAGGCAAGACGTTCCAGCGCGTCGTATGGCATAACCTGGGATCGTCGTATCAGCGCGTTTACAAGGCTTCGGTGAGCGATCCTGTACCGGTACGGGTGATGAGTACCGAACTGACTGCAAAAGGTGGCCGGGTATGAGTCTTG